CCGTTGAAGTACGCGTCCGGGCCGGTGATGGTGTGGGAGCTGGCCGGCCGTCCCCGCCGCGCTTCGCTGGCCGCCGAACCCGTGGCGGCGACATGCGCGATGTGCGGCCGGGACGTCGCCGAGTCGGTGCACGTCAAGCACTCCATCGGCGGCAAGAGCTTCACCGACCAGTACCTGCTGACCCGCCGGGGTTCGGATCGGACCTGCTATGGGTGCGCGTGGGTGTGCACCGGCAAGGGGATGGATCAGATCCGCATGTGGACGATCGTCGCCGTCCCCGACCGGGAGCTGCCCCCCTCCAACCCGAAGGCCCAGTACGCCACCCCTCACTTGCACTGCACCTCGCGGGCGGACATGCGGGCGGTGGTGGACACCCTCGCCGACCCGCCGGACGGGCCGTGGCTGGTGGCCGTCGCCGAGTCCGGCCAAAAGCACACCATCCCCTACGCCCGCATCAACCACGGCGCCGGGCGGTGGCGGGTGCGGATGGACGCCCGCGACATCACCGCCACCCCAGGCGAGTTCCGCGAGGTGTTCGGCCGCGTCCTCGCCCTCCGCAAGGCCGGGTTCACCCCGGGCGAGATCGAGGCGCTGGAGCCGCCGGTCGGCCGGCTGAACGCCGACACCCTGCCCATCTGGCGGCACCACGCCGCGGCGCTGTCCCCCTGGCGGGGCTCCCCCCTGCTGCACCTGGCCACATTCCTGCCGAACAAGGAGCACCTTGATGAGTACCTCTCCCGCTTCCCCGCCGACGGTCCCGGATCAGGCGACGCTGATCGACTGGGGCGTGGAGTTCCTGTCCGCGATCCTCGACAGCGCGGACGTGGAGAAGATCGGGCCGAAGCAGTGGTGGGACCGGGCCCGGACCGCGTTGGAGACGGGGACGGCGACGGCTGCCTTTTCTGAGGCCGTCTCCAAAACCGCTGCGAAATTGGAGATCGACGGGGCGCTCAGCGCCCGCTCCTCGGCCACCATCAACCGGCTCGCCGAGCACCTGTCCGACCCGGCCGTCTTCGGGGCGTGGGCGGAGCTGTGCACCCGCGACGCCGTCTACATCACGGCGCTGACCCGCATGCGCCGCGACGAGGCCAAGGCCTCCGCCAAGGCTGCGAAGAGGACACCCGCCGACAGTGAGGAGATCGGATTCTGATGACCGCCATTGAGGACGTCGCGTTCGGCAGCCTGGCCGCCGTCGAGGATGTGCACCTGCCGCTCACCCTCACCGCCGTGGAGCCGATCTCCCACGGCGCCGGCACCTCCGGCAACACCCAGCTGCTGCGCACCGCGGACGTGATCCTGCCCGACGGGCGCCGCACCGCCGTCCCCTACGTCTCCGGCAACAGCCTGCGGCACACGCTGCGTGCCGCGCTGGCCTGGCACCTGGTCCGCACCCTGCAGCTCCCGGAGAAGAGCTTGTCCAAGCGGGTGGTGGACCTGCTGTGGTCCGGCGGGGCCCTCACCTCAACAGGCAACCAGGCCGACCTGGAGCTCAACCGGCGCGTGCACACCCGCCTGCCCGGCGTCGGCGCGCTCGGATACTCGGCGCAGTCCGACATCGTCGCCGGCACGCTGTGGGTGGACAACATCCACCTCGTTTGCCAGGAAAACCAATTCCGGCTGCCTGTTCACCTGGCCGACCACCCCCACGCCAAGCTCCCCGCGGGGGCGATGCGCACCGAAACCTTCGGCACCCGCCACGACGTCGCGGGGACCCCGGTGGACCGGTACATCGCCCTGGCCCTGCTCGACAACACCGGGGAGCTGGACCTCGGCACCGCCGAGCCCCTGCCGACCACGCAGATGATCTACGACATGCAGGTCATCAAACCCGGCGCCGTCCTGTGGAGCGGGCTGCACCTGTACGCCCCCACCGCCGGGCACGTGGCCGCCCTCGCGGTCGCTGTCGATGAGGCCGCACCCGAGGTGGCCGGGCACCGCATCCTCCCCCTCGGCGGCAAACGCAGCGTCGGGTTCGGCTCCTGCCGGCTGGAGGCCGACCTGACCGTGCTGGGGGACGTGGCCGAGCTGCGCGCCCAGTACGAGGCGCACCTGCACGCCCACCGCGAGGAGATCCTCACCCTGCTGGATGAGGTCACCGGATGATACCCCTCGACCCCCACAGCGTCGCCGACACCACCGGCGACCCCAGGTGGGAGCCGGTGCGCGTCACCGCGCGCCTGGCCGAGCCGGTCCTGGGGCTCGACTCCCACGCCGCGCCCCTGGACGGGCCGGTCTCCTGGGGCGCCTACCTGGAGTTCGTCAGCGTGCACGGCCACGGCGCCCTGCCAGCGATGACCGACGACCACGCCGTCGACTTCGCGCTGCCGCTGGCCACCTGGACGGCGCCGGCCCCGGAAGGGGTACATGAGCTGGCGCGGGCGGCCGACCGGAGTCGGGTGTGGGGGTGGGCGTGCTCACGGGCCCTCTACCCGCAGCCGGAGTACACCACCGTGCCCGTGCGGCGCCGCCCCGCCGCAGATGAGGGCGCCCGCTACACCACCGACCGCAAATGGCATCTCGCGGCCGGCCCCCTGAAGGCCCGCGACACTCCCCACCAGGCGGTCCTCGTCCGCGAGATCGTCTGGTACGCCCTCGGCGACCCCGAGGGCCTGCAGCATCTGCTGGGCCGGGTGCACGGGCTGGGCCGGCACACCCGGCACGGCCACGGCCGCGTCCTCACCTGGGAGATCACCGTGGACCCCGCCGCCCGGGAGCGGTGGCGGGACCGGCCCTGGCCTGACCCGACCGGCCACCCCACCGGAATCCGCGCCCCCTACCACCACCCCACCCGCAAAGCGCCGTGCCTGACGTAGGGACCGTGGCGGTCGTCACCCCCACTATCGCCGCCCGCGACCACACGCGGGAGACAACCCTCAACCAGTGGCGGGCACTCGGGTACGAGCCGCTGGTCATCCGCCAGGACCCGGCCCTGCCCTATGGGCACCGCTCCCAGCGGCAGACCGCCCGCGCCGCCATCATCGCCGGACTCCAGACCGGCGCCGAGGTCATCGTCTACGCCGAGGACGACATCGACCTCGACCCCCGCATTCCCGGGGTACTCGGCCGTGCCGCAGCAGAGGAGGGTCCATGCTCGCTGTGGCACCGGCCCCGGTTCCGGCCCACACGCATCCCCTCCCCCGGCCCTGATGGTGTCGCCATCACCTACGCCAGGGCCGCCCGCCAATGGTGGGGGTCGCAATGCGTCGTCCTCACCCGCACCCAGGCCATCCGGCTGCTGGGCTGCAACTACGGGCACGGCGGCATCGACATGGACCTGCGGCTACTGGCCCCGATCCGGATCACCGTCCCCTCACTGGTCGGCCACCGCCGTCTGCCGCGCGCCGCCACCCGCGCCCGGCACTACGACTGCACCGACTATGAGGGGCCCCGCACTCAAGAGGACCCGTGCTGACAGGAGGACCCGTGCTGATCGACTCTCCCCGCATCACCCCCCAAGATCGGCAGACGTGGGAGCGGCTGGAGCATTATGACGACGTCCTGTCCCGTGACCGGCGGCTGGACCGGCTCGCCGACCAGGCCCGCCGCGTGATCGCCGAGTTCCTCGCCGCCGGGCCCGCCTACGTGTCCACCTCCTGGGGCAAGGACTCCACCGTCGTCTGCCACCTGGCCGCCCAAGTCGACCCCGGCGTGACGATCCGGTGGGCGCGGGCCGCCGACGTAGAGACCCCCGAGTGCGAGCTGGTCCGAGACGCGTTCCTGGCCCTCCACCCCGGCGTGCGCTACGAGGAGACGGTGTTTGAGTTCCGGGTGCCGTTGCGCGGTGAGCCCGGATTCGACGACCCGGACGCCCCCACCCAGGACGCCCTGGCGGAGACCCTGGACGGGCGGCGCATCACCGGGGTGCGTGCCGAGGAGTCCCGCATCCGGGCGATCTCCATCGGCCACCGCGGCCTGTCCACCACCAACACCTGCCGGCCGATCGGCACATGGACAGCGGTGCAGGTGTTCGCCTTCCTGCACCGCGAGGGTTTGCCGGTGCACCCGGTGTATGCGATGAGCGGCGGCGGCTACTACGACCGGCGGTGGCTGCGGGTGCACCCTCTGCTGACCGCCATGCCCAACCAGTCCGCCGCCCACGGCCGTGACCCGGCCACCTGGGAGGACCTCTACTACGCCGACGTCATCGCCAAAGCCCGCGCCGCCCGCGCCCACCTATGGGCGCCCGCATCATGAGCGACCCGGCCGTGCGCGAGCAGGAGGCGCTGCTGCCCGCCGACCCACCCCCACCCCTGGGGGAACGGGACTTCACCCCCTTGTCGGTGCTGCAAGCCACCCGCGGGCCCTGGCAGGCCCGCAAGAAGCAATGGACCGCCAGCGGCATCGACCACGGCGACGGCCGTGACCACATCACCGAATGGCCCACCATCACCCCCGAGGAGGGCATCCGCTGGCAGCGCAAGGTATCGGTCTTCGACCCGGTCCTCACCGAGCTGCTGTACACCTGGTACACCCGGCCCGGCGACACCATCCTGGACCCGTTCGCCGGCGGGCCGGTCCGCGCGCTGGTCGCCGCCCACCTGGGCCGCGACTACATCGGCATCGACATCTCCCCCCGCCAGCTGGAGGCCAACCGGGCCCGCGCCGCCGACTGGGAGGACCGCGGCCTGCTGAAGGGCTCCATCACCTGGCTGGAAGGCCCTGCTCAAGACGTCCTGCCGGCTATGACCAGCAGCGTCGACTACGTGATCGCCTGCCCGCCGTATCACGACCTGGAGCGCTACACCGACCACCCCGCCGACCTGTCGGCCATGACCTGGGACGACTTCCGTGCCACCCTGACGCAGATCGTCACCCAGTGCGGGCGGCTGCTGCGGGCCGACCGGTATGCCACCTGGATCACCGGGGACATCCGCGACCGGCGCGGGCATCTGCGCCGCCTGCCCGCCCACGTCGACGCCGCGCACGAGGACGCCGGCCTCCCCCTGATCAACGATCAGGTCCTGGCCGGGCCACTCGGCGGCAAGTACGGGGTGATCTGGCGGTCCTGGGCCGGCCGGTCGGCGACCCGCATCCACCAGTACGTCCACACCTACGTCCGTGGAGACCGCCGCAAGGCTGCTGCGCGTCTACGTGAGGAGG